CCGCCAAATTGGGTCACAGCGGCGTCGGCGATTGCGGAGCCAGGCACTGTGTTGGTGCCAAAGACAGAGGAGGACAACACGCCCGAAGTCAGCTTTTCAGCTGGAATATCGGGGATGTCGTCCTCTGTCAGTGTGCCGCCGTTGGTTATGTGACCTTGCGCGTCGAACGTAATCTTGGTTGCGGTGCCAGCCGTGACTGCATTTGTGTGATTCAATGCGCCAGCATTGGTGACACTCAGACCAGTGCCGGGCTGAACTGCACCTGTTGCGCTAGCTGTTGCGTTAGGCAAATCGGCAGAGGTGATTGCGCGACTGCCGTTTACCAGACCCTTTGCGTCATGCGTTACGACCGAGAAGGTATTTGTCGCGGTGACATCGCTGTCAAGTTCCAGTGTTTCGCCGTCTACTCGCAGACCTTCGCCATTGACAATGACTGCACCTTTTGCGGTATTGGTTGCAGTAGGGAGGTCAGAGCCGACGATCTGACGGCCGCTTACTTCGCCGCCGCTGCCTGCCGGTCCAGCAAGAAAAATCCCGCCGACTGGAGCGACCTGCGGGTTGACTGAAAGTGTCGCTACGTCACCAACAGTCGCAACGGAAATTTGAATGGGGCCAGAAGTAGTGGCAACCAGCTGGTTGATCGAACCCGCCGCTTTGAAGGCTACCCAAGCGCTGCCGTCCCAGACGTAGGCCTTGTTTGTGGAAGTCTCAACAGCAAGCTGACCAGCAAAAACGCCCGCTGCAGGCAATGCGGTTACGACTTGTGCGCTGGAGTTGTTTGCCAGCTTTGTTCCGTCAACGGCGTTGGAGGAGATTTGGTCGCTGCCGACCGCGCCATTCACAAAGGCGCCACCGGGAATTGACTGAGAATCAAAAAGAATTTTTGCGCTAGGGATTACATCATCTGAGATTTCAGTAACTGCCTTGTTAAGAAAATCCACTACGGTAATTTTCTTGGTTTCGCTGGCAGAGCGGTCAGCTAACGGGAGCCAGTCATTCGCCGCCAGATCGGCAGAAGCCAGACTATTTAGCTCGCTAATCCGAAGATCTGCCACGGTTTACCTCGTGTGACTCAGCTAATAGATGCCAGCAGTCTAGCTCTATTCCTCATCCACAATAGCCAGCAGACCTCCCTGCTCCAGCACGATCGACCCACCGTCCTCCTGCAGAAGCTTGTTAGATACGATTGTCCTAGCCCGCATCCTGATTGCCCCAGTTGTCACAAAACTAACTGTGGACACAACCATTTCACCGGGCGTATAATTTGTAGCGCTGTTTGTAATCAATGCATCAAACTCCCACCAAAGGGCGTCGTTGAGCTGCGTAGGATTAAAAGCACCGGTAGTCGGAGCCGTTCCTTCGCTTTTCAAGTAAAATTTAGCCCCAAAAATTCCACCTATTTCTGTTCTAAGCACTAGCTGCATTAAGTAGTTGACAGTTTCTTCGTCTGCAACATTTTTGTAGTCCCACTGGGCGGTGAGCTGACCGCTTCCAGTGATCAATGAGCTGTACTGCTGCCTATGGGCGTCAGAAAGAGAAGTTACGTCAATAGCTTCTCTGTTCGTATTCAATTCATATTGAATTACGCAGCCCAAAATTCTCCCGACGCTGTCTTTTACGTTTACTGCAATTGGAATATCACTTGTAATATCCACCAGGGTCACAGCCGCCGCCTTACTGCCCTCAAGGCTATCGTTGAAATTATTGTAGAGACGAATTCCTCCAATTTCATCAACAAAGATATACCAATTGCCACTAGAGTGAACATTGCCGTCCTCCCAACCATCAGCACCAATAAATGAAAGCGGCGTATCGTTGGTAGACGATATTTGAATAAAATCGCCCGTAAGAAAAGCGCCTTCATCAAAATCAAAGCTAAAACGCTTCCTGGCAACGTTTACGTCATCTGGATTTACCAGTGAAAGTTTTTCCTCCAAGGTGGACTTTCTGATTAGCTCAATGCTTCCAACATTGCCTAGGTAAATAGCCATTACAAGCTCGCCTCAGTTAATACGCCTGTTACTTGGAAGTTAATTTGGGCCGAGGCAACTTCACCAACATTCGAACCGAAACTTGCTGCCGTTACATAAGCATTAAATTTAATGTCATTGTTAATGTCGCCACTTGCGTAACGCAAGGTAAAGACAACTGTGTCGGCGTCGGTAGTCCCAGCGGTGTTTGTATTGATTAGTTTTTTGAGTAGTGCCCCAGCGTCGTTGCTGCCATCGTCTGCTTTGTAGTACAGAAGTGTTGCACTACCGTTGGCGCCTTGGACGCCGGGGGTGTACGAGCGGTGAGACTCGCCCAATGTCGTGGTTTCTAGCGTTTCTAGGTCAGACGAAAATGACCACGAGGTCACCTTGGCCTGGGTCACGCCGTCTAGCAGCAAACTGCCATCACGACCGGTGTAAAACTTAGCCATGGCTACCTCCTTGGGGCTATTCTATACAACACTGATTAGCCGCACACGGGCATTGCTGACGCCGGGGCGGACATTGGTGATGTCCGGTGGCTCAGCGTAACGCCAAGATCCAATCGACAGCAGCCTATCCGGAGCACGACTTGCGATTGCATTTGTCGTGGGAATGTAAGACGTAGCCGCAGACCCTTCTTCTAGCTGCGCACCCCAGATGTAGATGGAACCATCGGAGGGACCGTTCAGCAGTAAGCCCACATTACTTAAACCATTGGCGTCGGCCAAAAAAGTTGCTTGCAGGCGGTACCAGCCGTCTGCCAATGGTTCGATTGCCGCATTTGTGCATGTACCATCGACACTCACAAGCTGGTGCGCAGCTTTCAAGTCAAAATTGGCGCTACCCAATTGAGTAAATGACCTAATCGTAATTAAACCAGAGCTTGACGGAAATAGCTTTACATACACGGAGAATGTGTAGTTGTAAAATTGCTCAAAAGTAAACTGCTGATAAATGTAAGCTGTATTCGAGGTCGGTTCAAAAATTTTTACTTCAGTAGCACCGTCGGGTGCTAATACACCGCTGTCGCCAAGCAGGTCGCCTCGAGTCAAACTCCAAGGAGAAGCGAAAGTTTCGCTATATAGAGCATTGTTTGCGGCTGCTTCTTCTAAAAGCAGTCCGCTGCTCGCTCCAGTAAGGCCGTGGAATTGGAAGCGTGTCTCGTAAGGTTCTGCTGTTTGCACTTGACCCTTCTGGTCAGTGTATGTAGCTGTCGTGTTTCTTTGATTTTTATAGGCTCTATCTAAAAGTTGACTTGATCCATCCCAGCCTTCGATTGAGCGCAACGGCAACGTAAAGGTTCCGTAAGTGCCTTTTACGTTCTCGTAATGACCGAGAAATGTTTGTGCGTTTTTGTCAGTGACGTTTTGATACTCAAGCTCCAGTGTGGCACCAAACCTGCTGTCGCCGTAAAGAATGCGGCTTTCAGCTCCAGACTGTGAGCGGAATGTTCGGACGGCGTAGTCGCCCGAGGTGTAGTTACGGGATGACGGTATGAAAGCCGGAAAATCCATGGTCAACCCTCAACGATGAAGCTGGATGGACTGAGTACGTCCTGCACGATCAAGCTGTTAAACGTACTGCTGGTTGGAAACTCGGTTGCCAGCACTTCAACCAGGCCTTCGCCGTCCAACGTTAGCTGCTCCACTGCATAGGTGTTACTGGAGACTGTCGGAGAGTCGATTGTGAAAATTATGCTGAATAGGTCCGGGTCAACCGCTTTGCCGTTTGCTACCGTCAGCTCTCCGGTCTGTACCTCCTCGTTCGAGGAAGTGACGTACAGAATCTTGTAACGGCCATCTGTCAAGGTGGTAGCTGCTGTAATTGTTCCATCGGCGCCAATCACACCGTTGTTGGCGGGCTGATAAGGACTGGCTTCGGTAAGCACTCGAATGTAGTCGCCGGGAGACAGAGCGATACCGTAGGGCGTAGTTTTGAAACGAACCGAATGAGTAATGCGGCGGCGAATGCTCATGAAGTAACGCGCTACCAAAAATGCATGCTCGCGTGAGGTGCAGAACTGGGTTAGGTCAAACGATTCAATCGGGTAGGTGTCACTCCCAGCTTCTGCCCAGCGAACACTCAATGTCGCCTCTTCGGACAGCTGGTTTTTCTTTTCCTTGCGGTAACGCACAATCGCCTGGAAGTCCTTCCGCTCTTCTGTCTGCAGATAATCGACAGCAAACGAGTCTTCCAAGATATTGCCCGAGGTGAACAAGCCGTTTACCTCGATGGGCTTGTCAACAATGTCTCCAGCGGGACCGCAAGGAAGTGCAGGCACCAGGCTAAATTTACCGTTGCTAATTACGAAAGAGCACAGAAAGTAAGGAGCGGTGTCTGCAATAAATTGACGTAAATTTATCGGTGAGTCGATCGCGCCATCAAAGAACAACTTGTTTTGTTCCAGGAAGGTGGCCGTCCTTGCAAGCTCTGCTGTTTCGATGAGATTTGAACTTACGACGCCGCCCGCACCAGCTGTTTTGTCTGTGAGCAAGTAGTACACGAGATCAGTAAATTTGTTGCTGGAATCGATCGTTCCAGCCTCTGACGGGAGGAAACGCTGGACTTCAATGCCTTCGCCTAACCAGCAGCGGATTTGATCAATTGAGGTAAAGTTTTGACTGGCTTTTAGGGACAGGCCTGCCAAGGAAAGGTTGCTGTACTGAGGTGGCGTTTCATTTGCGATTGTTTCGTTGACGTAGACAATCTCGTGTTCCGGGCTGCTTTCGTTGCTTTTAGTGAGCAGAGAATTGTAGAAACTGATGTCGGCAACTTGGCTATTGGCCTCAAAGATACGTTCGGCGGTACGAGATTCGGGGATGTTTACTGTTTGAATGCCGAGCGTGCGCAGGCGGACGCCAACGTCTGTGCCAGGCTTTCTAAAAGGGTTGTCGCTGCTTACTGTTGCGGTAATAGTCACGTATTCACCTTTATTCCATTTGCCCTCAGTCCCTTCTGGCACAACGGTGTAGGTAACGTCTTCCCAAGCTTTTGTTTGGCCCGGAAACTTCTTGAGGCTGTCACCTCCGCGTGCTTTGATTACGCCTTGCACTAGAACTTCGATTGCATTGCCCGCGTCTGAAACCCCTGAAACAATTGCTGAGTTTGCATCGCCGATAGCGTACTGCTCTTGATTCCCAAGGATTTCGTATTCCCAACCAGACTGACGACCTTTTGGCGGGATATTTTGGCTGGTGTTTTTAACCTGCAGCCGAACACCACATGTAGTTAGTCCGTAGGGTTGAGCGCGAGGGTTGCCAGGCGATACGTCGAGCTGAACGTTGAAAATTTGCGAGGTGTTGAAACCACCGCTGCTACTTTCTACTTTGATGCTTTGGAAGCTCCAGGCGCGGTAGCCTGGGAAATATGGGTGTTCGTCTGGGTATTTATCGTTGACGACGCCAGTAAATAAGATGGTCGCTGATCTGCCATCACCCAGATTTACTGTTCGGCGGTAGGTGCGGACTAAGCCCTCCTGAGATGCTTTGCCGAAAAACTCGTAGTAGGTTGCGCCAGCGCGGCCGGTGCTTACTCCGTCAGGTAGCCAATCAAAAAATGCGACTTCAGTGACCGTGGCGTCCGCGCTTTCAATGTCCGGAATGTAGTTTTCGATTTCAACCGAACTTGGAATTGTTGCGTCGATCCGCTCCTCGGTCACTCTGGCGTCGGTGGCCATCTGACGGTTGAACTTGACCGACCCAGCGGTCGTGTATTCGCCGACTGTATTGAGGGTAAAAGTTCCGTATGGGGTTTGATACTGTTCGCCAATTGGGCCGCCGTTTTTGGCGTTTAGTACCAAAAGTCGGTCTTCGTCGTCAAAACGCCTTGCGATGTCTGCGCCAGGATTCGGAACGAATCGATATTCAAACTGCGCTTGCTCTGGATGCACCAGTCGTAAGTAGTTGAACTGGTCCTGCGGGATGCGGCCGCTGATGCAAAATGTTTGCCCGAGTGGTTCCCAGGCATACTCGTTGCCTTGAGCATCCGTGCCAGCTGGGCGGAGGAATAGAGCAAATGCCGAGGTGCGGCGCATGTAGTTGCTCATCGTGCCGCTTTGAAGTGACACTTGATTTGCTTCTGCACGGCGCAGTTCTTTCGGGCTCGGTAGAGATGCAAAATTGCAAAGGCCGT